TACTCAAAAATGAGGCAGCAATTCGTAGGTCTGTGAGAAATATTGTTCAAACGATACCCACCGAAAAGTTTTTTAATCCATTATTTGGATCTGACGTAAGAGGAAGTCTTTTTGAGTTTGTTGATTTTGGTACTGCATCAGTAATCAGTGATCAAATTCAAACATCGATTGAAAATTTTGAACCAAGAGTTGATAATTTACAAGTCAAAGTCTTCCCAAGACCAGATCAAAATGAATTCGAAGTTACCGTAGTTTTTGATATTATCGGTCAAGAGTTTCCGACACAAGAATATTCGTTCCTATTAGAGGCAACCAGATAATATGCCTTTTACAAAATTTACAGATCTCGATTTCGATCAAATAAAAGAGTCCATTCGAAGTTATCTTCGTGCCAATTCTGACTTTTCAGGATTTGACTTTGAGGGCTCTAACTTTTCTGTATTGATCGATACTCTCGCATATAATACTTATATTACAGCATTTAACTCCAACATGGTTGTGAATGAGTCCTTCCTGGACTCTGCAACTCTCCGTGAGAACGTTGTATCACTTGCAAGGAACATTGGGTACGTACCAAAGTCAAGGACTGCTGCAAAGGCATCTGTGACCTTTACGATTAATGTAAGAAATACAACCACACCAACACTTGTATTGAAAAGAGGTCTTACTTGTGTTGGAAATACGAATGATACGTCATATACATTTTCAATTTTAGAGGATATTCAGTTACCAACTACAGTAACGGATATTACATTAAATGGTGTTCCCACTGCTCAAAGAACTGCTACATTTGAAAATATTGAAGTAAGTCAAGGAATATATCTTGAAAAACAATTTGTCGTTGATTCTTCTCTCGATCAAAGATTTATTCTCGACAATTCCTTTATCGATACATCAACGATTAAAGTATATGTAAAGAAAGAAAATGACTCTGGATTAGGTATAGAATATAATCAGATTGATAATATTACTGATGTAACTGGATCCTCACACATTTATCTGATTCAGGAGATTCAGGATGAAAAATATCAACTCTTGTTTGGTGATGGGTTGATTGGTAGAAAATTAGAAACTGGTGAAATTATTACAGTAAACTATTTGATTACGGATGGAAAAGAGGGTAATGGTGCCACAAACTTCTCTTTTTCTGGAAGAATAGTTGATAGTGATGGCAATCCTGTTTCACCACAACCATTTACTGTTACAACAACACAATCATCTCAGAATGGTTCAGAAATTGAAACTATAGATTCTATCAAGTATTTTGCCCCAAGAATTTATTCCTCACAGAATAGGGCAGTTACTGGACGTGATTATGAAACAATTATAAAAACGATTTATCCAGATACTGAATCAGTATCAGTTGTTGGTGGTGAAGAACTAGACCCTCCTGCCTTTGGTACGGTTCAAATTTCAATCAAACCAAAGAATGGATTCTTAGTATCCGACTTTAATAAATCGAGGATTTTATCAAAACTAAAACAGTATTCTATTTCTGGTATTAATCAAAAAATAGTCGATCTCAAAATATTATATGTTGAGGCAGATTCATTTGTTTATTATAATGACACTATGATATCGACCACAAATGATCTAAAAGCAAAAATATCCAACTCACTCACAAATTATTCACAATCGACAGATTTAAATAAGTTTGGTGGCAGATTTAGATACAGTAAAGTTCTCAGAACTATCGATAATACCGATACTGCTATAACATCAAATATTACAAGAATTAAGATAAGAAGAAATTTAGTAGCACTTTTGAATCAGTTTACACAATATGAGTTATGTTTTGGTAATCAATTCCATGTTTCGGATGAAGGTAAAAACATTAAATCGACCGGATTTAGAATATCTGGTGAACCAGATATTGTTTATTTGACTGATATTCCAAATCCGGATAAGAAAACGGGAATTTTATCAATTGTTAAAAATATTTCGGATGGTTCTGTAAGAGTTATTGCCAAGTCTGCAGGGACAGTTGATTATGTAAAGGGTGAAATCAACCTAGGAACAGTAAATATAGTTTCTACGGTAAAACCAAATAATGTTATAGAAATACAGGCTTTCCCAGAATCCAATGATGTAGTTGGTTTGAGAGATCTTTATCTCAATTTTGATATTTCAAAAACCAAAATAAATATGATTAAAGATGTTATTTCATCCGGTGATGAAATATCTGGAACTGTTTTCAACAGAGATTTTTACACATCAAGTTATTCAAACGGAAGTTTAATCAGAGAGTAGTATGATACAGACTGGGATTGAATCTAGAGTAAAGATTCAGGATATAATTTCCAATCAGTTACCAGAATTTGTCTTGGATGAAAGTCCAAAGGCAGTAGATTTTTTAAAGCAATATTATATTTCTCAGGAATATCAGGGTGGACCTGTTGATATTGTAGAAAATTTAGATGAATATTTAAAGGTAGATAACCTCACCCCAGACGTGGTTGTTGATTTTACCACACTGTCATCTAATATTAGTATAGATGATACTACTATCACTGTTTCAAGTACAAAAGGATTTCCCAATCAGTATGGACTTTTAAAAATAGACAGTGAGATTATAACATATACTGGTATCACACCAAATACTTTTACTGGTTGTGTTCGTGGTTTTTCGGGTATTACCAGTTATCATGCAGATCTAAATGAGGAAGAGTTAGTATTCTCTACATCAACCGCAGCATCCCATAGTAGTGGTGCAAAAATACAGAACTTAAGTTCATTATTTTTAAAAGAATTTTATAAGAAATTAAAATTTACATATACTCCAGGATTTGAAGATAGAGTTTTTGATTCAAGAATTAATGCCGGAAACTTTATCAAAGAAGCAAGATCTTTTTATGAGACAAAGGGAACGGATGATTCATTTAGAATCTTATTCAACGTATTATATGGAGAGACTCCAAAAATTATTAATCTTGAAAATTATTTGATTAAACCGTCTGATGCACAATTTATCAGAAGAGAAATATGTGTTGCTGAAGTAATTTCTGGAAATCCATTAAAAATAGTTGGGCAAACATTAACAAAAACAACAGATGATGCCACTAATGCATCAATATCTTCTGTTGAAGCATTTACAAGAAATCAAAAACAATATTTTAAGATTGGATTATTTGTTGGATATGATGACAATAGTAGTGTTCAAGGAAATTTTGTAGTTACACCCAGTTCAAAAGTTTTAGAGAGTGTGAGTGTAGGATCATCAGTAATATCAGTAGATTCTACAATTGGATTTGGACAAACTGGAATATTATATTCTGGATCAAATATTATCGAATATTCTGATAAGAGTATTAATCAGTTTTTGGGATGTTCTGGAGTTACTAGTGATATTATTGCTACCGATAATATTCATTCGGATGATACTTATTTTTCATATGAAGATGGAGATATTTCAAAAAAGGTTGTCTTAAGACTTACAGGTGTTTTATCTGATTTTGTACAAAAGTCAAAAACGATTTCTGTCAGTGAAGGTGATATAATAACTGTTAAAAATGTTGGCACATTAGTTAAAAATCCGGAGCAAAATAAAACATATAAAGAAATTTTTGCAAACTCTTGGATTTATAACACTAGCTCTTCTGTCAGTATTGATTCTTTTGATGGAGCATCGGTTTTATTAAAAACATCGGTAGATAAATCTCAATTTAAAAAAGGAGATCTTGTAGAGTTTATAGATGAAACGACAAACACTGTTGTGTTTCCAACAGAATCTTCATCTAAACCTTATATTGATGCAAATATACCTTTTCAGTCAAAATCATTATCTATAGGAAACTTAACTGGATTTACTCCAGTTGCAAGTAAAAACTATAAGATAAGAAGAAAAATTAATAAAGCAAATAGTTCTTCCATTCCATTTAAATATGGAAATGATAGTATTATTTCGGATGTTCAAAATCTGTACTTAGATAATGATGATTATGCGTATGTCGCATCAAATTCTTTGCCTTCTTGGGGGAATGGATTTGGAAATACATATACTTACAAAATAACAAAGACTTTAAATTCTGCATCAATTTCTGCAACTTCTGGAAGTTTATCTGATTTAGATCCCGCAACGGGTTTGTATACCTCCATTTTATTTGATACCAATGTTCCCTTCATAAGTGGAGAAAAAATCCAATACACGGCATCTGGAACCCCTCTCAACGGATTATCTGAGGGTTCTTACTATGTTAAAGTTTTATCAAACCCCAAAAAGATAAAACTTTTTACTTCAAACTCATTTTTAGACTCTGATTCCAATGCTGTTCAGTTTGAGTCTTCAACAATACC